GAATATAGGTGCTCAAGCTGCTAAAGCTGGTCTTACAGCTGGCATGGCGAAGCTACCTGGTGCTGCTTTGAAGTTTGGTAAGGAGGGCTTTTCAGCAACAGTTCAAAAGGCAAGTGGGCAGGTGGGTAAAGCAGAGGAAGCTGCATCTCTATATGCTCCAGGAGAAGGTGGTCTTGGTAAGCTTTTAGATTTCAGAGGTAGCTTTGTAGGTAAGGGATTAGGAAAGATGCAAGCTGCAAGAGCTACTAGAGAGACTGCAGATGCTGCTAGAGAATGGGAGGCTATTCAGGGAGGGATGGCACCTACATATGGTGGTTTTGATATTGATAAAGTGCTGCAACAAGGTAAGGCACAGCGAGTTAAAGATGCTGTAGAGATGGAAAGATCTGTTTCGGCATTTGATAGAACGCTTGCAGCGCCAAGGTCAACTGCAGCACATCATTTGCAAAATATAAAGAAAGTAGATCCATCTAAGCTTGCAGGGGCTTCTGAAGCTCAGGCAAAAGCTATATCGGAAGGTTTAGTACCTCCTGAGTATGGTCTTCCCAAGGGAGTAACTTGGGGAGAGACTGCTATTGATCCAGGTAGAAGTGATCTGTCGTATGCAATACCAGGCCAAAAAGGGGGCTTACCAGGACATCAGGGTGCGCTATCACAATATCCTCACTATGCTGGAGATGTCCCTGATTTAATGGATATGTATGAAGATGAGTTAAGTTTAGCCCGAGTAGAACGTATGGAGGCAGCTAAAAGTGCAGACCCCATACGTGGCATGCAACGGCTTAAAGGAGTAGAAGAACAAGATTATCTAATGGATATAGAAAGAGCAGATATGCCTACAGAGGCTATTCCAACAGATATGCCATTAGGTAAGGGATTGAATCCAATTGAAAGAAAGTATTATGATAGAGTCAATCAAATGGAAGGTGGAGGATATAGTACAAGTGTAAGGGGAGGATTGCCAGAAGAATATGGGCGTGGATATATTTCAAGAGAAACAGGAGATATAGTAAGACCTCCTGCCAGCCCTAATGTTCCTTTGCAAGACTATCCTATGGAGGGTTTAGAAGATTTTAATTTACCTACTACAATGAATGAGGTATCTGTAAGTGGGCAAGGTGGGCCAGGGTTCTCTGAATTTGATGAAGCATCCTGGAAAGAAGGACGTAAGACATTGAGCAATATTGATTTTGGACTGGCAGATGAACAAATACCGTGGCAGAAAAGATTTTTTCCTAAAAAGCGAGGGTTTGAATCTAGATGGTAACATTAAGGAGATTATAATATGGCATACGATAAATTAGCACAAAAAGGTAGATATGGTGATACAGAGATACGTAATGTTGCAGGTAGAAAGTCTCATGTAAATAGAAAAGAATCTAATCTTATAGATTTATATGGTATGCTAGGTGAACGCTTAGTTCGAGATGCAGGGGCGGGTACTATAAATCCAAAGACTGGACTTCCTGAGTATCATGGAAGTAAAAGAAATTATTTCAAGCCTCCAGTTGGACATCCTGGGCATCATACTCAAGCAGAAATTAATGAAGAACGTCGAAAGAAAGCGGAGAGAAGAGCTTATGCAGATGCTCCAGATGAATTTGATAAGGATGCTTATGCAACAGCACTTGAGGAAGGTGAAGGAGAGCAATATTTATTAGACATTGGAATCCCTCAAAATAAGATAGAATATTTTGAAGCTAATGTAGATGTAAAGGGTGAACTAGATCTAGCACAGGAAGCAAAGACTCTTTCAGGAGAAGCCGCTACTCTTACGGAAGCAGGAGCTACTCTTGCAGAGGGTCAAGCTGAGGCACAATATGGAACTGAAGGAGAAGCGTATACAGGTGCTCAGGCAGCCTTTGATATAGGTAGTAAGGGTCTGGCGGAAGGAAGGCGTGGTGCTGCGGCTCGATATGGATTAGGAATGGAACAGGCTGGGCTCCAAGCAGGAAGATCTTTATCTAGTGTTTATGCTCAGACATCTGCGCAACAGGAGAAAGCAGGATTTGGGCCTGGAGGAGCAGTAGCAGCTGCTGGTAAACGTGCACAGAAAGGCGTCTTTCAGGATTATACAACACAGCAGAAACAATTGGCAGAAGCTCAGACTTCAGCTATGACTGGGTTTGATATTCAGGCAGAGGGATTAGCAGAGTCTCTAAGATCTTCAAAGGCAAGTGCTGATATTTCTTATACTGGTGCTATGGGGCAAGCTGATTTAACAAGACAAGGTGCTGGTTTGGATAGAGACCAAGCAGACCTCACTTATAAACAGAAGAAGTTTAGTGTAGGGCAACGAGCAGCAGATGAATGGTGGGAAACCTATGAAGCCACGAATGTATAGCATTAATCAAAGTACTTAAGGAGATGTAATATGGCAACTTTTCAAACGCCAAGAATAGTAGTAGAACAAAGTCCATGGCAGACTTTCTTTGAGGAACTGCCAGGTATGTTTGCTACATATCAGAAGACTAAACTGCATGCAGAAGAGGCTGAAAGAGCTAGGCAATTTGCAAGAGATAGTCAGTATATTAAGCATGAGATGGATAAAGACCTTATGTACGAAAAGGCAATTATAGGATTACAGGAAATAGCTATAAACAAAGGTGTTACCATAGATATAGATCTAGGTAAGAATGAAGTTAGCTCTCCTGCTACCCATACTCGTGGTGGTGACAAAATGAATAAGATTGTACAGGAGAATATGATACAAGCTCCTGTCCATAATGCTGAATATAGACGTTCAATTGCCTTAGATAATTTAAATTTAATCACCCAGGGTCAAAATGATGCTTTAATCTTAGATATAAATTATGATGGTAAAATTGATACAGCAGAAATAGGTACTTTTCAAAACAGTCCTGAAGGGCAACAACTTCTTAAGTCACTTGATCTTACTGAATTTCCTGAGCCTTATTTAAGAGGGGCAAGGGCATATTTAGAGCAACCAAAGGTTAAGCAGAGTAGGAAAGCCTTATTTGATCTTACTAATATGCTAGGAGCGCATGTTAAAGATACTGATCCTGATGCTCCAGGACTTCAATTTGATCCTTCAGATCCAAGGGCAATTGAGATAGAAAATACATTAAATGCGATTCAATTACAACAAATTCCTGCAGCTACCGCAGCACTTCAAAAGGTTGTTGGAGCTGAAGATCCTTATGCAAGGCAGAAATATACTCCTCTTGAGCAAACTCTACTTGAAAAAGAAGGAATGATAGTAGGAGAGGACCCTCGCATGGGAGCTATAGTTAAGCGCTCTAGGGAAGATATAATGGCTTCAGAAGAATTTCTTAATTTAACAAAGCAGAGGCAGGCAGCGCTTGATTCACTTAGTACTATACAGGATATTGACCCTAGGGGGCCAGATTATGTGCCTACAGGTCCAGAAGATGTCTCTCCCGAGCAGTTAGAGCAAGCAGATATAGTAGGCCAAACCGAAGAACAACTAGAGGCTATGTTAGCTGATACTGATGTCAGTAGGCAAGAAGCAGCTGAAACTATTATTAGACAAAAGAACATAGCTCAGACCCGTAAAGATGCCAAAGATGACCTTAAGCTAATGGATGCTGGGGAAGAAAGGGAACAAGAGAACTTTGATGCAGCACAAGACCAGCGATACAGAGGTCTTCGCTCCTTTTATGAATCTGGTCCTCTATATGCAAGAAAGACAACTAGTGGTAAATTTCCAGAGAATACTCCTAAATGGGTGAAAAAGATCTATAATGAAAGCAAGGTTCTTTATTCGTTACTTTCTGGTAAAACATTTCCTGGGGTAGGAGGAAAGCATGAAAGTGACGATGCAATGAAGATTATGCAACAAGATATACAAAAGTATATAACAGAAATTATGACTAAAAGTGGCTATGATCCACATGCAGATCTTGAGAGGGTTTATAATGCAGGAGAGACTGTGGATCTGAAAGCTAGAAATGTTTTAAAATCTCCTAAATTCCAACAAGCTGTAGATCCTAGAGGTGATGGTACTTATGATACAAAAAAGGCTGCGATAAACTTGGATAAACTGTTTAATTTGCATGGAAAATCTCAGTTAAGATGGGTACCTGGAATTGACCCTGATAAGCGTACAATGGCGCAAGGAGAGGCAATAGCACATCTGTATAATGTATGGTTTGGCCTTGAGCAAGAACTGATTAGAAGAAAAGGTTATTCTCTTGAAAGGCAGGATAAGCAGAGAGATTACGAGAAAGTAATCCAAGGATTATAAATGACCTACCAAGAATTAGCTGCCTACCTTAGGTCAGAGTATTCCCCTACCTATGGGGGTGAAGAATGGCGTGACGATATACTTCTTGTAGAAGATTACATGACAGTTCGTCCTGACGCCATGGACTGGGATGTAGACATTTCCAATTTTAATGAACTTCAAGGGCTTACTGAAGAAGGAGCCCCTCTCCCTGTTGCAGGTTATGGAAAGCAATTAAAATTTGGTTTTACTAATATAGGCCTTCTTTTACCTCAGATGGTGCAAGCTGAGCAGGCAGAAGAATTGATGAAGGGTGTTGAGGGTGAGACTACTACTGCTGAAGATATTGGTGTCCTTCCAGGCGTACTTTCTCCTTGGGAGGCAGCTCCCGAAGACAGAGAAGAGAGTTGGGGTGAGTGGTATATGCGTTCTATGGCTAACCTTGCAGGTGCTGCCAGGGGCGCTTTAGGTGCTCCAATAGATAAAGTAATGGCTATGAGAAGGCTTATGCTCCAACAGACTGGTAGAATAAGCCCTGAGATAGCTGAAGGAGCGCTTAGAGGCGCAGAAGACTATAGAAGATGGAAAAACGAATGGACGAATGAATGGATAGATTCTGATCCAGAGCTACAAGGGCTCTTATTGTGGAATAAAGAGCATCCTGTTGGCTTTAAAGAACTTATTGAGGGCAATGCTGGTGATGTTGTTATGAGGGGTTTGATTCAAGCTGCCCCTTCTCTTGGTGCTTTTATGGCAGCAAACTATATTGCTGGTCCACAGGCAGCTATGGGTGTTGCTTTTGCTCTTGGTAAGGCTGCGTCATATGATGAAACAATGTCAGCATTGGTTGATGAGATGGGCATTCCGCCAGAAGAAGCAATAGGATATGCCAATGATATGAGTACTATAGTTGGTGCAGGTGAAATGATACTGGAATCTATTGGAGGCTTTGGAATATCCAAGGCATTAGGCAGGGATAAGGTAGCAAAAAAACTATATGACACTGCAGGTAGGAGATGGTTAATTAATAAGATAGCTAATCCTGCTATTAGGAAAAAACTACAAAGTGAAACTGCCTACACTTTGGTAGATGTTATGAAGAGTGGTGGTAAAGAATATTTAACTGAAGCCTTCCAAGAGATGAATTCATTCCTGGGAGTTGAAGCTGCCAAACAAGGCTATGGAGATGGTGCTCCTGAAAATGCCTTAGCTGATATTACTAAGCAGTATGGTGATTTCTTATCCAGTCGCGCAAGACAAAAAGAAGTATGGAAAGAAGCTGAGGCTGGGACAGCAGGATTTGTTGGATTTATTGCTGGTGTTAGTGTATCTGCTACAGGCTTAGGCCCTTCAGCCTGGGATGATTATCAATACTGGAAACAGCAGAAAGCAAAAAGAGCAAGAGAGGACTTCTTTAAACCTGTACGTGAAGCTGAAGAGAAAAGAAGATTTGACGAAGAAGTTGAAGAGGCAGAGTTTGAAGATGCTGGCGTTCCAATACCAATAGAGAAACAATTAGGTCCTGGTCGGAGGCATATAGATTTTATTGAAGATGATGCTTTAATGCTTAATCTTATTACTGGTGGGCTAGAGTCTATCCCTGAGGATCAAAAGGAAAGAGCAATATATCTACGTAAGGTCTACGGCCTATCTAATAACAGAAAAGCATTAGAGAAGATTAATGATATACTTAACAGGAGAGCTGATGTAGTAGAGAAGGCTGGTTTAACTCCTGCAGGAATCAAAGAAGGTATCATTGCACAATTCCCCTCAGATAATAAAGATCTTAACAAGATAATCAGTTCAGTAAATGAACGGGTAGATAAGTATGAAGCAGGAGAGATTACACCTACTGGAGAAGAAGTCTCTAAGCCAAAGGAAGGCTTACCTCTTGATGTTTTAGATCGACTAGAAGGAGTAGATGTTCCCGAAGGGCCTCCAGATGTAACAGATGTAGTCTCAGACCTTTTTGAACAGCGTGATATTGAACCCTATGTTGAGGAAGAAGTAACTGACCCAGATCAGATTATATCCCCCGAAGAGGATGTTGTCATTGATGTTGCTGAACCAACTGGGTTTGAAGAGCCAAGTGAGGAAGTTTTAAAATTTGCTGCAGAAGGAGAAGAGTATAGGGGAGATAATATAGTTCAAACGCCTACCATACCAGCAGATGAACAGCTTACTCCAGCTAAACCTATAGTAGAAGTACCTGAAACTGGAGAGATTACTGTTTATAGGGATGAGAAGAAATCTACTATTAAAATAGAGAAAGTCACTAATGATGTTGCTGCAGCTATTCAGAAAGATGAATCAGTTAAGGAAGTAGATGCTCTTATCGTTGAGGGAGATCAAGCTGGACTTATAAGACAGATGCAACAAATGAATGTTCCTGGTGCAGATAAAATACCATTAACTAAGGATGGCAAGGTAGATTATACTGAAGCTGACCCATTTATTCAGGAATTCTTTAAGGATGACTTTAAATATATTCGATATAATAACAAACAGCTTGAGCAAAAGGGTGTAGAGTTCCATGACCTTGAGACTGGAGAGCATGTTACTACTAGTCCTATACTGGCAAAGATTTATGCTGGTCAGCGTAAAGCAAGGGATCTAAAGAAGAAAGTTCCAGTTGAAGAAAAACCTGCAGATATAGCTCCATTTATTTTTAAAGATAATATTATTAAGGGTGATGAGATTCTTGGATACGATCCTGAGGTAGGAAGGTTTATCAAGGGTGACGAGGTGCGTTCTAAGGAAGATTATCTTGCAGAACAAGAGCCAGCTGAAGCTGCTTCTTATGACAAAGAAGGGGAAGAAGCTATTGTAGGGCATACAGTCTTTGCTGATAATGCAATAAAATATGATAATTTGGTTAAAGTTAGATATGAGCCTAAGAATGATAGATTATGGATTAGAACTCTAGATGGTGCAGGACGGAATATTGCAGGATATACTGAGATTCAAAGGCTTGCTGATCCAATGCGTAGGTTTGAATCTAAGGATGACTTAAAAGCAGAGATATTTAATCGTTATTATGAGGTTGTAGAAAAATTGTTAAACTCTGGCTACATAACCACAGAAACTAAGCTGAATTTAAGTGGGTTAAAATTAAAGAAGGATATTAATAAGGTTAGCGATTTAATACCTGAAAAAGCTCCAGCAGTAAGGCCTGTCGATCCTAGCGATATAGATGAGGGCATTGAGGTCACAGGTATTGATCTTAGTAAGTTCCAGAAGAAAGATAAGAAAAAAGAAGAGGCATTTTTAGAAGAGACATCTGCCCCTGAGGAATCCCAGATAGTGAATGTTCCCAGGCCTAATCTAACTATTTTAAGTGCAAGGACAGAGCAGCTACAGTATACGGGTGACCAAACAAAGAGCCTTACATATGTATCTTCTATTACAACTCAGGCTATAGAGGTCGGGAGAGAACGTGGGAGGCTTGGAATTATTTCTGGATATGCTGGTACTGGCAAGACTACAATTATAGAAAATATTGCAAAGGATATTAAGAAAACTTCTGGTAAAAATGTCTTCATTACTGCTCCTACTAATAAGGCAGTCTTAAGGCTTCGTGAGGTAGTTGACCCAAATGATGAAGGATTTGCTACTTTCGCTACTGTACATAGTGCAATATATGGTGAGCCAGATGAAATTACTGGAAAATTTACACCCAAAACAACAATAACAGGAAATGATGTTGTAATTATTGATGAAGCGTCTATGATACCAAGTGGTATGTGGGAAGATTTGGAGCAGTATGTAGTCAATAGAGGTGCAGACCTTATCCTTCTTGGTGATGGTTTTCAACTACCTCCTGTGCTTTCAAAAGGAGAGAATGACCCTCAGCTTCTTACCCGTGCAGGTGTTGAAATGAAAGAGGTTAGGCGACAAGAATTAGAGAGTAATATTTTATCTTATGCTACATTTTTAAGAAAGGTTGGGCTAGGAGAAGTTCCTGCACTCGACCCAACAACCATCGTAATACCTGATGGTTCGGAAGGCGATGTTAGAGTTAGCCATGACTCTATTAATATGTTTTTGAGTTCGCTTAGAGAGAATCCAAATCAAGATATTATATATATTACTGCAACTAATAAGTGGAGAGAGCGAGTTAATGATAAAGCCAGGGTTGCAATTTATGGAGGAAAAGCAGGCAAAGAACCTTTACTCCCTAACGAAAAAGTTATATTTATTGCCAATGGTAGGCACTCTAAGAATGGAGAAGTTGCAATTATTGCTACCAATGAAGGGCTACGTAAAATTGATTTTATAGCTTTCAACCCCAAGACAAGGGAAGATGAAGAAATAAGAGGTTATGTATTTGAATCAAAGGATGTAGGGGGAAGAACACTTTTAGTTCCTAAGTGGGAAAACCCTAACCTATACCATCAGCAGGTAAAAAAAGCTCCTAGTGATTTAATGGAAACTACTAAAAAAGGTAAACGAATACTAGCTAGAGATGTAAATGTAGCTACTTATGGTTACGCTATCACTGCACATAAGTCACAAGGTAGCCAATGGGATACAGTATATGTGGATCAGAATTTTGTTTTTGGTGATAATCCTAATAGATGGTTATATACTGCCGCAACAAGAGCGCAAAAGAATTTAGTTATTCAACAGGATGGAGACAAACAGAACTTGTCCTGGAATGGTATACATTCTATATCTAAAGGACCACAACCTAAGCGTCCACCAGGCTTTCCTCAAGATGGAGAGATAGATGAGCGCTTACAAACTATTGCATTAGGTGATAAGATAGAGGATAACTATGAAGCTTTCTTGGCTATTGAAAGTAGGCTTCGTAGGCACCATCCTTATGTTAATGTGCAGAAGCTAAACCAAGTGTTTACTCAGCATGGAGAAGAGGTTGCTGGTAAGGCTATAGGTACAGGTATCCAGATTAGCATGACTCAGGGCAACATTGGAATTATGGCTCATGAGTATGCAGAAGTATATGTAGACCTCCTGGAGGGTGACAAATTTGTAAATGATGCATTAAATCGTCTCAAACAGAAAGACAGGAAGCAGGCAAAGCATCTACTTGCTAGCCATATTGATCAGTATTATACTGGTAAAATGAAAGACAAAGGACTCCTGTCTCGCATGAAATTATTCCTTAAAAGATTTCTTACAACGCTCAAATCGCTCTTTAGGACGCTTGAAGACCAAGAGCTGTATGATTTGATAGCTAACAAGTTTTTCGCGGGTGTGGGGGCCAGGAGGGCCCAGAAACGGGCAACTGCTGAAGAAGCAGGTCCCAAAGAAGAGGCTTTACAGCCTTTAAATACTAAATTAGGGGAATCCAGGCTTGCAATGTTCTTTGATGAGATGTGGTTTAGGGTTAAAGCTGCTGGAAAAATGGAAGCAAGGACAGTTGAGTTCAAGTCTGTGCTGCCTGATATCAGGGAGTTTATTCAGACTGTTCAGGGATCTATACCACAGGTATATCAAAATGCACTTAAACTCTGGGCTCAGGATAGATTCCCAAGAGAAGGTAAGGCATACTATGAACATACTCGCAGGTCTAACTATCATTATACTCCTGGTGTGGATGAGATAGCCTTCTTAGACTATGGATACATCCAGAGGATGATAGAGGATGATCAGTTCGCAGATATTAATGAAGGCATGGGTAAAGTTAATATGGGAGAGCTTGATATTGATCTCTCAGGAGCTGATGTAAAGCTTGAAAGTGTAGTGCTAAGGGATCTTGGGGTAACGCTTACAACCAAAGAGAATAATGCATTATTTCATAAGACAAGAGATGCAGAAAGTTTTACTGAGTTTTTAGGGTACTTTAAAAATAATATTAAACCTATTTTGAGAGGAGGTGATCACACACAACTCTTACGATACTATCTTGCAAGGAGATCTACTGTTGCAGTTAACAGAGAGGACAGAGCTGGTAACGAACGTGACAATTTGGTGATTGATCTCAACAAGAAGAATCCATCAGTACAATATGCAGGGCCATTGGATATTGCTAGAAGGGATAAAAAGAATAAGAAATGGGACAAGATTAATCTCTTAGAGCATATTACAGGGCAGAGGCTGATATGGGCTACTGGAAATAATACCTTTAAGCAGTCCAATGGTGTCTGGGATGAGACATATGGCTTCTTAACTGCTGAGGATCTAGTAATGCTTGAACCTTCATTTAATAAGCTTAAGATAGTTCCAGTATTTACGAGGGGAGAGAAGGCTAACTTAGGTTTTGTAGAATGGAATAAAGATCATGAGGTAAAGGCTGCAAATGCAAGAAAGTATTGGCAAAAACAATTTGGAGAAGGAAAGATTACTGAGAAGCAGATGCTTAATTTCCTGGGAGCTAATAGAGATCCTGCTGACATCACTTATGAGTTCCTTGCGGGAGAGATAGCTCGCTTTGAAGCGTATGAAAATATGTTCCCAGGGCTCTTAAAGACAGGTGATGGAGCTAAGATGCTTAAGCGTGCCAAGATCCCTACTGTGGGAGTCTCTATATCAGATGAGATACCTGACCAATCATTAGAGATATTTGATCCAACCAATGTTTCATTTGTCTCCTCCAATGGACATGTACAGCCAGCTATGGTGCAGATACCAGGACATGAAGGACTGAGGTACATCTTTGATGGAGGTACTCCTACTAGTCATGATGCATTCAATGATTTTAGGGTGTTTATGGGACTGCAGCAAGGAGCAAAGCACTTCAAGACAGTTGTATATAATAATGATGCTACTGACTTGATAGCAATGAAGCATCAGCATTTTGAAATGGAATCTGGGCTAGAAGCATGGGAGAATCATGGTAAGCCTAATGCAAAACTATTATGGAAGGTGGATGAGAATAGGAATATAATTAATGCTGAAGGTGAACAGATAAGCTTTATGAATACTGGGGATGAGTCTAAGATAGCATCATCTAATAAGATGACCATTCCTGGGAATGCAATTGGATCAGTTAAGTATGGCAATACACATACTACTGGGAAGCATCCATTACAAGTATATAATTATAGAAGGGAAGATGCTGTAAAAGAAGCATTCAAAAAGCACTATCTACCACAGATTGATTCACGTATTAAAAATGAGATATCTGGTATTTTGTTTGGAAGTAAGGACAAGACTAATTGGGAGCATGTACTTGAGCTAGTAGAGAAACTGGATGGGTCCTATCCTGACTTTGCAACCCATAGTCTTACTGAGAAAGCCAGCCTTGAAGCAGGTACGCATGCAGATATGACTACCATACTTAAGATCTTAGTTCAAAGCAAGATTATAGGGCCTGCTGTGCAGCTTGACAAAGTGAAGGGTAGTATCTTAGAGTTTAGACCCAGTCTTGATGGTACTGTGCAAGAAGGACAAATGAGTGTACCATATAAAAATGTGAAGAATACTATTATTAAGGATTATACTACTGCTACAGGAGATAAGAAGGCTGAGATTGCAGATGTTAATGAATGGCTTAGCAATAATGAGAACCATATGTATAGTTATAGATCTCCTATACCATACGGAGGTGGTGCTCATATGATGCGGGTTATATCTGTACATAATGATAATGATATTGTTCAGTTGCATCCTAATGATCTTTTTGGTAGATATGAAGGTGATAATGATGGTGATACTTTACACATAGAGCAAGTGCCAAAGGATATTGTAGGCACTTATCTTAATGTACAGGAAGACCTGACTACTATTGATATGAATAAGTATGCAAAGAAAGAGCTTGTAGATATATCAGATAGGGGTGCATTATATGATCTCATTGGTGAAATGACCTTTGGAGGCAGGGCTACAGGAGAGATTGCTAATATACAAAATGTATATGGACAGCTTCAGGATACTTTTTATAAAGCATTGCTAGATGGTGAAACAATAGTTCTTCGTGGCCCTAAAGAATCTTCTAGCTTTGAGGGATTTGAGAAAGAAAATATGGAGACTGCTCTTAGATATTATCTACAGGCTGCGCTTGACAATGCTGAGTTTTTGATCCTGAAAAAGATGGATTATAATCGTCCTAAGTTGATGAAAGGATTGTTTAAAAAGAGCACAGGAGAAGAGATAACTGACGAGCAGTACGAAGCATTAAAGCCTCTTTTAAATGAGATGCTTGAAGCTCCAAGGCTTAGAAATGGTCGAGATAAAGAAGGTCCTTATACTATGGAAAAAACAATGCGTAAGAGTGCATTTATACATGCATTTTCTCATGCAAGAACAGAATATTTTATGCAACTATATGAAGAAGCTGTGGAAGATAGTAGAAATAGAGGTACTGGCGAAATAGAAGGTATAGCTAAGTTTGAAGGGATATACTTCTTTGAAGGGCAGACTGTTGTTGAGGAGATAGCTAGTAGGCCTTTCGTAGTGTACAATCAGATGAAGAAAGAGAACCCTGAATACTTTCAACATATAAAAGAGAATACTTTCATAGAGAAGACATACAATAGGCATTCTGCATTGCATCAAGCAACAATGAATGTACTAATAAAAGCTAAGCCATTACAGGATGTATTTTTTAAGGAGGCAGAGGAAGCTGGTCTTAATATTAAAGAAGAGCTAAGGAAAGGAAAAGAGTATGAGGAAGCAATGGGGAATGCATACTTTGGTACCGAAACTACACAGGGCTTGATAGGTAAGTTAAAAACATTAGGTCCCCAGGTATGGGATAAAAGTGAAGAAGGTATTAGATTTACTGAAGACTGGGTAGATCAGTTTAATGCATTATCTAACATTGCTAAGATAGAAGCTACCTTTAGATTCCTTGAACGTCATGCTGTTGCTTCAAAGTTACCTCCGTATGGGGATAAGTCAAAAGTTATGGGACTTTTGCATGCAGGTATAATGAAAAACTATAATAAAATCTATAATAAATATGAATTAATACCACAGCTAGATGTAACTTATGGTAAAGAAGGTAAAGTTAAAATACAAAAATATCCTGGTGAATTAGCTAAAGCTTATGATGAGAGGGCTTCCGCTAAGCACAGAAGTAAGTTTAAGGGAATATTTAACTTCAGGAAGAAAAATTGTCCATAATGAAAAATAACGAAAAAGTTTTTCCATATATAGTACCTTTTCAACTTTTTTTAGAAAAGTCGCCCCTCCCAGCGTGCAAAATTTTGAAACCTAATCTATGGAGTTTATAAGATGAGCCAATGCGATAGAACCGAAGAGGCAATGAATGAGGTACTGGAGTCTATAGATTCCAACCAACGGTCCATAGATAAGCGTATGGACGAAAATATATCTCCTAGCAGTCCAGATACCAAAAAAAGACGTAGTGCTTGGAAGAAATTCAGAGATAGACTTAATAATGAAGAATATGGTACTAATCCTAGTGAAAAACTTTTAAATAAGAAGTTTTTAGAGCTATATAAGGGCAAAAATGGAGAACAGGCACTACTTGCTGGCAAAATAGAAGAATTACTGGCACAGAGCGATATAAGGTCTTTTGTATTTCTTGATTTCCTTAAAAAAGACATGTTAGCCCATGATGTATGGGAAATGATTACAATTGACTCTAAAGGACGTCCTGTATTGGAATCTCTTCCCTGGAAATATTTAAATAGCTTATATCATAGGATGTGGAACTTTGGGCAGGAAACTGATTGGGATTCGCAAAGAATGAGACGAGTCAATATTTCTTTTGGAAGGCCTTTTAATCTTAAATGGAAGGATTCCTCTGGTGGGTATGCTATCATGGAGAATGCTGTTGCTCAATATGCAGGCAATATACATAGAAATACTAATCAGTTCTTGAACTCTAATGGTCAAAGATTTACTAAAAATGGTGATCCTTATGGAATGAATGATGTCTATCAGTGGGCAGGGGAGATAGCTGAGCTTCTTGATGAAGGTATTAGGCAGGGAGAAGTAGATAAAAAGGGTAGCTTGGGCAATGTGCAGTCGCATTTTGTTAAGTTTATGACCATGTATCTTAATGGGTGGATATCTCTAGATCATACTACTGGTGAATTTTCAATTGCTACTAGGTACCGCTCTCTTGGTGATACTTTTAAGCGAGCAGTAACCTATAAAGGACAGCTTGGGCAAATTGTCAACCAATCAGAGGGAAGATTATTTGATCTTAAGCTGGAAAGTGGAGCATTGTTTAAAAATGTTAATGAACAAGACTTCAGTTACAGGGGTGGTAAGGATTATGTATTTGGGTGGACGGATTTAATTACCCTTGAAAGTTATAATGAAGCTAAGCATGGTGAGGCATTTTTCGAGAAGAAAGAATTTAATATGCCATTACCTGTTAAAGATTTTCTTGAGGACCATATTGATATGACTCCTGCAATGACTAAAAGAATGAATGAACTGTTTGTTATGGTTAAAGGTTCTTATAATGAGCAAGGGAAACCTTCTTTTCGTGGTATCCACCAAGAAGTATATACTTGGTTCAATGGACTAAGGGATGAGAATGGCAATTTTGTCCAAAAGAATGGTAGAGAAGTTTATGTTGGAGTTATGGAGGAATCTAAAAGAAAAATTAATGATGCTGTGCTTAAATGGTTTGTTGATGAAAATGGTAAACCATATGATAAAAGGCTTGTTGAGCAGGGTTTACGTGCATTATGGGATGAAAATTATGTTCGAGGACCAGATGTCCCTGATCATCTTATGGAGATAGTAGATGAACTTAGTATTTTTACTGAATTTGTTTTATTTCAAAGTTTATTTTGGGATACGCAGCAAATGCAACATAAAGATTCATTTCCTATACAGTACCACTTAAAAAAGCTCCCTTTCCAATTTGATAAGCTGGAAAATAGACTAAAACAGGAATTAGATAGAGTTCAAAGAGAAAAATCTAAAGCTGATGTAAATAAAAGAAGTTTTGATCTCCCAATAGAGACAATTGAAGGTGCTTTAGAGCATGCAGCATGGGCTAAAGGCAGGTTTAATATGCTGGATGAAGATACAATAACTGATACTAAGATTGTCGGCAGAAAAGACTCTGTGCATGCAAAGCATATCACTAATGCTTTTGATCCTATGGAAATGCGTACAGATAGAGATCTTTATGGAGCTGGATATTTAACAAATCTGGCTAAAACTGTTGAAAGAAATAATTTAATTGCTGCCCTTATGGATTCAATGCGTATAGTAAAAACAGGTAAGTTTGTTAATCCAGAAGCAGTAGAACAAGCTATTATGTCTCTTTATCATGGTACTATTGGGCATCCTGAAACAAGGGGAATGGTTGCAGGTATTGATTTTTCTCCAAATGCAATATCACAACAACTTGAGAAATTAAATATAAATATTCCTAGTTCTGTAATAGAAACAAATTTTAAGACATTAAACAGATATTTTACTTTTATATTGCTTAATAAGTTTGGTACAGCAGCAGGCAATTCATCCCAAGCTGTTGAAAAAGGTATGATATTTGGTTTTCAGTTATTAACAGAAATGCAAGATTACTATGAGAGATATAAAAATGATCCTGGATTACAAGCATTATTACAAAAAGCTGATGTAGCAGCATTTACTGATTATTTTAGTAAAAACATGGTTGGCGAAATGCGTGCCCTTGAGGAGTCAAGGATACAAGTAGTTCCTGCACTTGCCGCTATGATAAAGTATAAGAAAGATGTTGAAGCTGGCAAGAATGAAGACGCTGCATTTAAGATAATGAAAAGAGAAGTTGCTTTATTTATGAGGACTGAAATAGCTAAAGGCGACGTTCCTACCCTAGTAGAGCTTACCCAGCGTAAGAAAGCAATGAATAGGAATACTAGGCTAGAACGTGTAAATAAGATGGCTAACTGGGCTATTACACAGGAATATGACCCAGCCCCTCCAATGCCAGGAAGTAGATTTGTTAAGTTAAAAGCAAAATTTGGTCAAGCATTAAGATATATATCTCAACATAAGCGAGATATGGCTGGGCTCCCTACAATGGCAATTACTGAAGCAGCTACAAGATCTCTCAGCTGGATCATAGGAGCCGAACTACATAGGCGAATGGTGAGATATGAAGTTCCTTTGCATAAACTTGAACCTGAGATTGATTTTTTACAGAAAGAACTTATTAAAAATAAAGCTTTAGACTCTAAGGGCAGAAAAGCTATTAAAGAAAAGCTAAAAATGCTAAGAAAGCAACGTTCAGAATTTCTTTTAGTAGGCAAATGGGCAACCAGAGCTTTAGATTTTGACCTTGAGAAAGCTTTATATCCAGAATCAGGAAGAGTATCAAGCAGTAAATTCTTTGGTTTATTTGGTGATTTTGGTAAACAAAGGATGGAAGAGGAAGGCGAAAAGGCAAAAAATGCTTATAGAGCCAATATACCTATTGGAGAAGATCCAAGCAAATGGAATGTTTATGCATTTTTTAAAACAATGGGAGACTTAGGTAAAGGATTATTGCCTGAATACATATGGAAAGCAATACATGGAGGTAAATATGTTCCTAAGCATGTAAGACAGACTACAGATAAGGCATCTGCCACACTACAAAGATTGGGTAATATATGGGCTTTTACTGTGGCATATGATTTAATGGTGGGGTTTGGCATTGGAAGATTTTTCCTTGGAGGGGTAACACGTAAAGTTTTGCAGAAATTAGACAGATCCCATCAGCTTGGTAAGGCAAATTCTAACATAGCAAGTTTATTAATATCTTTACCAGTCTTGCTTGCAATTAGCCAATGGGGAGATGATGATGATGAAGTGGATAAAAATGAATTATGGGATTTTTTACTTTTTTCAGTGCCTATGGTTGGAGTAGGAGGAGCTATAGCTGCAAATGCTATAATGTGGCTTTGGGGTACAGTAGGTGGCAATCTACAAGAAGCTTGGGATGATTATGGTAAAAAGGTTGTTAGGACAATGTCTCCATCACAAGTATTTCCTATCATTGAAGAGACTGCAGAACCTGTAATTGAATATATAGAAGAAGAATTCTAAAGGGAGAGCTACCTTAGGCAAAAAAAAGGGGGGATAGCGCTAACTATCCCCCTCTCTCCTCTAACTGCTAATGAATGATGTGTTTCTTTGTCAAGATTTCCATAGTTTTCATTGCAGCTTTTCTAATGCAACTGGAAATATTTTTATCTAAGGCCTTCTCTCCAAGTCTTTCTATCTCGTTACGAAAATCTAGTTCTCGCTTCCAGACAAAGTCTCGTATATCTGTACCGAAGATATTTTTCACAGTTGTTCCTCCGTAGTTATCTTCATTGCATCGTTAATCGCAATATTTTTTAACCAGTCCTCAAAGCGAAGAATAATAAGAGTCTCTCCTCTATCTTGCTTACAAACTACAGCATCTACATGCTCTGTTGGTTGGAGGAAGGAAGCAATGCTCTTGCGGCATTTAGCCTGTATTCGGTAACTTTTGCCGACCAATACATCAACTTCCTCGTGCCAGCCAAGGCTGCGACCGTTAGAACCCCAAGCACGCTTAGCAGGTACCCCGTTATCTTTAACTTTATTGACAATGTCTCTTTCAAATCTACTTCCTTTATTTTTTGATTTACTACCCATCTGTTCTACCCATTATAGCTGATAAGTTAATATTACTTACATTTTCCGCATTATCAAGTTCTTTTCTTTTTGTATATGCGTCACCTGCATTAGTGAATCCTAACCAATCATTATCTTCCTGGAGTCCTATATGGACAGTATAAGAAAGAATAAACTTATGTGGCTTAACATCAGTAATGGTATCTTCTAATTCAAATGTTTCGTATGTACTCACTTCAGTATCTCCTGTTTCGCGATTGTATTTAACCAGAGGATGTATTTTCCTCTTTTGTAATTTGGATGGTGAAAGATTCTTTTCCATATTCTGTTTTTCTCCATAGAGCTATCTGTAATTTCTTTTTGTCTACTGTAATATCTCCAGTAAACATAGGATATTTCTTGTTTGGATCATATTTAGGATGCTTTGAAGCCCATCCATGACCTACTTTAGTGTACTTCGCCATTTTTCTCCTCTATCATTCCCCATAAGAGTACTAAGTAGACTATAGTATCTGTGATTCTACCACGTACATCTTCTCTTTGGGATTTATGACCTTCAATGTATGCTGTGATTCCGTCAATATGTTTTAACAGGTATACCATTAAAACTTTTTCAGGACTTATATTTAAGCGTTCTGCTACTCTTTCAAAGTTAGCAAATACGTTATTATCATGGTGTGCGTATTCCTTCTGCCCTGCGTCCCTGGCTTGTTGTAGTTCCTTCCAGATCCTTTCCGACAGTTGTTTCATTTTTGCGTACTGCATTTTTAACTTCCTCTTTTGCTTGGGCTTCTTCATGCCGTTTATCCATCCATTTGTTGAACTTTTTTCCAGTCTTCCTGAACTCAATATAGCTAAAGATGCCATATTCCAGGTTATTCACACGATCCATTAGCTGTTGTACTACTTCAGCCATCTCACGTAATACATTCTCCATTTGATGGTATGTAAGCTGTTTTCCTGTAGTTTTATTTCTCGCCATGTAGTTCTTCCCATCCTTTTTTGTTTTTTGAGCCAATTTCACGTTTAGCACATATTTTACATATTTTAAGTGGTAGTTTTTCTTCTTCTTTAAACAAATACTGTACTGCAGGATGAATATACTTTAAGTATTTAAACTTACTTATTTTCCCACACATTTGGCAGGGAAAAAATTCATCTACCTTAGCTTTGCCTTCATAAATGATATGCATTATTTCATTATCCAAAGTAATATTAACATTATTATCTTATCCACAATCCATAATGCAATTAACAGTGTTAATTTTACATCTATTCTGGATTTTTGATAAGAGTTTTTGATTTCTATTCATCCATTTCATCATACAGATCAGCATGCTCACCACATTCAGAACAAGTATCACTATCTGGCCATCCAGGGTAAGTAAATAGCATTCCGCAGCAGTTTGATATAGGATCATCTTCAGGCCTTAAGCCTTCATTTGGACCTATTATTTCTTCTGGATCCAACATTTCATCTTTTTCTCTGTAATGTTCTCCAACTTTACTCATTTTTTCTCCTTTAATTGCTTTATTTCCAACTTAGGACTTAAAGCTTCCGTAAGCTCCCTGGCAAGTCCCTGAACGCCTTTTATTGCTTCATTGAAGGTATCTACCTCCAAGCACCTTATTTCACGCTGAAGGAGTCCATTAGTAGCATTTTCTAATGTTTGATACCAGGCAATTTGTTTCCAATACTCACCTCTCTTGGGTTCTTCGGTCCATTTTGATACTGCCCAACCAAGAGCATCTGATTCTATAGCATAAGTGTCATTAATTTTCAGGAACATTTTATTTATATCCCCATTCTTATCTTAATTCTCTTCACATCAGTTTGTAATGCAGAAACTACATCTGTTAAATTAGAAATAGTTTTATGTACAAGCTCTAAATCAGGTGTGGTTTTAACGGTAACCTTTTTTACTGGTTTTTTGGTCTTTGTTTCCATGATTATTTCTCCATTGTTTTAAGTAACATTTTGGACAATACGGTGTTGTATTATCATAAACTACTGCTTTGTTTGTGCATTTTGCGCACCTTAAATCCTGTGCATGGGGAGAGCCACTTTGTTTCTTGGTTTCCATGGACCGACCTCTCCCCACTAGTATATCACCTCTGCAGTTATATTCTGATCATACTTCTTAGAAGCTGCAGTATACTCAGGAATTTTCATACGATTTTCTTGATTTCTTTAAAATACAATTAGGATAAGCCATCATCCATTCATATACCCACCATGCCTTACCATTATTACTAGCTTTTAAAGCAGCTTTCTTCTGCCTATGGTGGTCTGACATATTACGATATTTTTTAGTAAATACCCAATACTTTTCTTCTTTAGGCACTTTAAATCCTTTCAATCGTATGATCTTGTATTTACCCAGCATACTATTTCAATCCTCTAACATACTCCTTTTGCACAAGTCTCACTCCAGGAATAGAAGCTCCTTCTTTGAGTTCTTCCAAAATGCGTTTCTTGTCCAGCTTAGTTGTTATGACTTCTACATAGTATTCTTCTGGAATTAAACCTTCTTCTATGACATCAACTGCACCAGAAGATGTACTTACTTTTAGTGGATTAAATGCAGTATGTTCAGGCAATTCACCTATTGTCTGGTGAGCACCAATAACAAGCCCTTTAATACGCTCTTGAGCATTTTTCAATGTTTTAACGTATTTAGTAAGCTTATCAATTTGCTCCTTAAATATACTGATTTGTCCTTCTACATTGCGATAGAACCAATAAATACCATCTTCTTTGCGATGTAGTTCCACATAAAGCTCGTCTACTCGTTGCATGACGTCTTCTTCACTTGTTAGTTGAACATCATGTTGAACTAACGCTAAATCACTAGTAATGTCAAGAATTGATCTTTTCATACGCTCCTTTTTCTTCACTTTTGATCCGTACTCCATCAACCCATACTCTGACATCTAAATGTTCTTTTTCTCTGTTTGCTTCAGATTTAATATGAAGTTGAGAAATAAGGCCATCTGTACCTTTGCTTGGATTGATACTGATTATTTTATTTGCATTATATGCAATACGAAATGAACCTTTTGATGATGCAAGATTCATGCCCTCTGCATAAGCAGATTTAGTTATTTCACTTACAGCAAATACTATAAGATTATGCTGAACAGCAAGCTCCATAAGAGCTTGAGAAGCTTCTTCTACCTTCATGTTATTATCCTGTTTTTTAGATCTAAGTAGACCCATATGATCTACAACAACAATTTCTGGCTTATGAGGCAACATAGCAATTCTTTTCTGTATTTCAAATGGGTAACAAGCTGAATAATCTATAGTCAGCCAACTAAAACCATCTGATACACCGTTACGCATTGCTTTGTAGTGTTCTCGTAATTCTTCTTCAGTCCAACCTTTTTCTATCTGTACAAACCTAGACCACATTTGCCTTGGAGACATCTCCATCTCCATGAAATAGGTAGGTTTTTTGAAATAATTAATCCAATTCTGCAACAACATTGTCTTCATTGCTTTTGGTGGAGCTTGTACAATAACCACTTCACCAGGATAAACAGGAAAATATTGTTCATATGGTTCACCAAGATTTATACCTTTTAAATCAGAAGTATAAAAGTCTATTAATGTCTTTTCCATATCATCAGCA